GGCAGCGCGCCGCGCGTGTACTCGGCGTGTTGCGGGACCTGCAGGAGCTTCGGCGCGAGCCCGATCGCGATGCGATTCATCTGCCGGAAGTCCGGCAGCGTGGTCTGGCGGCACCAGGGCGGGAAGGTGCGCGGGGCGGCGATATAGCCCTGCGTGAGCGACGCCCGGGCCAGGTTCAGGAGCGTGGACACGAAGTCGTCCGTCACAAGGTACGACTGCGGGCCCTGCCGCGTGATCACGTCGTCCAGCGCGTCGTGGTTCCTGATCTTGAGCGCAGCGGCGGCGATCCGCTCGCGGCCGAAGCCGGCCGGTGACCGGCCGTGATTCCGCAGCCACTCGCGACCCAAGTCGAGAATCGAATAGCCGACGAAGGACCGGCCCTCCGGCGTGAGCGGATACGCAGCCGGGTCCAGCCGGTTCAAGAGATAGTTCTGCACGCCGTTGCGGAAGCCCGTCCGCTGATCCGTGCCGCCGCGCACCGTACCGGCCCGGATGCTCGGCTGCTGCTCCCGCAGCCGGGCGAAGATGCGTGCCCGTGCGACGTCCACCGTGACGCCCTCATCGATCAGGACGCGCCCGACTTCGGCCCCGAGCCCGGCCAGCTGGACGGCTTCGCTGATGTCACGCGCGCGATGCCGCTCGGCCAGTGTGCCGTCGGTGGCATGGGCTGCATCGCCGTTGCCGGTTGTACCGGTCGCACTCGTGCTGCCGTGTGCAGTCGTGCTCCCATCCTTGTCGCCATTGCCATCGTCGTCGTCGTCATCGGGCGGTAGTCCTTCCTTGTCCTCGGGTGGCTTGTCCTCCCCGGGGGGCTTCCCCTGGCGCTTGTGCAGCTCGGCCAGTTCGTCAGCGGTCTGCATGGTCCCGTCCTCCCGGGTCGTTATGGTGCACGGATAGCGGACTTCCTGGTTGCTGACCGTCCGCACGAGCGCGCCGGCATCCGCGCCAATCGGCACGAGCGAGATTTCCAGCGGTTCCCAGTGCAGCGCGCGGATCACGGGCGGCGTGTCACGGGTACCGCGTTCAATCTCCTTCGCTTCATGTGTCCGGTACCCGACGGATACGTTGCGGATGATGCCGTCCTCGACCTTGCGGACGATGGCAGCCACGTCCGGCGTATCAGCAAAGCGCAGCTGGGCACGGCCCTCCCGCTGCCGGCCAGGTTCATCCGTCAGCCACGCCCGCTCGACGACGCCGATGACGCCGTCGAGACTGTGTGCCTCGTGCGCCTTCAGGACGGCCGCGCCACTGTTCAGCCGCCGAAGATCGACGGCATTGTCCTCTAGGGACAGTTCCTCGAGGAACGTGTCGGAGAACAGGCCGCCACGTTCCACTTGCATACCAGTCGTCCACGTGACCTCGACCGTCCGCTGCGCGGGCGCAAAGGTCGTGGGCACGACGGCGGCGCGGAACGAGCCGGGCGCTAGCTCGACCACCCGTGTTCCGGCGGATGGCCGTGGCATCTGACTCGACGCGCGCTAAATGAATTCTTACGGCACTGCAAGTCCTCCCGGCTAGGCTGCTGCCTGGCCGGTATGCTATACGCAGGCTCTCCTGCTCCTTCGGCGGCGGCTCGGGATGAAACTCAGGGCGCATCCCGGGCCGCTTGCCGTTTCAGGGACCGGGCAGGACCGGGCTAGGCGGGCGGGAGGGGCGCGCTTTTGCCGTTCGTGCCGGTGACAGCGGGCGCAGGCGGCTCTGGTTCCTCGGTCAGGTCGGGCCCGGCAGCCGGCGGGATAACGGGGTTGCCGGCCGGCGCCACGCGGCGGGGGTCCACGTCCAGCACCAGGCCGCGCTTGTCGAGGTCCTTCGCGTAGGCTTCCCACTCGTCCAGCACTTGCTCCGGGTCCATGCCGAGTTCGCGGATCGCTTCCTGCGGGGAGGTCAGCCCGGCCCGAATTTCTTTGATCGTCGCGGGAATCTCCCGGGACGGGTCCACGAGCATCTTGCGCGGCACCGTCCAGGTCATCGTCGCATCGGCCGCACCGGGGACGCCGGCCATCTGCGCGGCTTCACGGAACCAGCCCCACACGCGGTCGCAGAACTGCGGAATAAACACCGTCCACTGCAGTTCGTCGATCAGCTCGTGATACCCGCCGCGTCCCATCCGGGCTGACGAGAAGTTCACCCGGCTGTAATCGCCGGACAGTTCCTCGTAGGGAATGTCCGTGCCGCTGCCGATGCCGAGCAGCTGACGATACATGAACTCGTCATAGTGCTCGACCCCGGGCGGGCTCGCGAAGTGGGCCTCCCAGCCGGCCGGCAGGTTCTCGACCATGCCGGGCTCGACGCGCTGACAGAGTGACGGCCCGTCACTCGTGCTCGATGCCAGCGGTGGCACGCCGTCCGGCTGCGTCAAGAACACGGCGAAGCAGGCCGCGATTTTCTGCCGGATCAGGTGCGCGTCCTCGTACTCGTCGAGGTCGCGGAGCTTCAAGGCCACGGTAGACAGCAGCGGCGTCCCGCGTGCCTGGCCCGGCCGTTCCTCGTAGAACAAGTGCGCGATCTCCTTCGCGTCGATCCGCTGCGAACTGCCGTAGGGCGGAATCTGGAAGGCGGCCGGGGCAGCCGCGCCGACGACGGTCGCTGCATCGCCAGGATGGTAGGGATACAGCCAGTAGGCGACCGGCCGGTCGTTCACGTCGAGCTCGACGCCCTGGTTCAGCCGGTTCTCGCCCTGCGGCGGCTGCGGCGGCACGCCGATGGTCTGCTTGAAGTCGTCCAGGTAGTCGGGCTCGAGGACCTGCAGGCGCAGCGTGAGCGGCGACGGGCTGCCCGGTCCCCAGGTGCGCCGGATCAGGCACTCGCCGGCTTCAAACCAGGTGCGGCACGCGAGCCGCTGCAGGCCCGCGAACGTCTGCCGGCCCCGCTGATCGCACTCGGTACTGCACGTCCACTGCTTCCAGAGGTCGGCGAGCTTCGCGGCCTTCCGCTGGTTCGGCCCGGTGATGGTGCCGACGATGCCGTAGCCGACGACGCTGGAGGTCAGCCGCCGAACAGCGCGCCGGCCATAGGGATTGTTCCGGCAGTGATCGCGGCTGCGGTCGCGGAGGACGCTCAGCTGCCAGCGCAGTTCGGCATTCGCGGACGCGCCGCCGGCTGACAGCCAGCCCTCAGTGCGCCGGCTTCGGCTCGCGGCATCGTAGCCCCGGCTGAGCCGGCTGATCGCATGCGTTGCAGCCCGTGCCTGCTCACGACGGAGCGCGCGTTGCGGGACCCAGCGCAACAGGAGCCGGTCAAGCCAGGGCAGCTGCTCCGGGTTGCGCGGCACGGGTTGCTACCCGCCCCGGCGCTGCGTGACGACCGGGGCCGGCGCTGCCGGCGGCGCAGAATAGGCCGGCGCGGGTGCCGGCTCAGGCCGGCTGCATAGTCCGCACCCGGTCAGCAGAACGATTCCGAGCATCACGACACGTGTCATGAGTTACCCTCGTGTGCCCCACAGCGGGCAGGCTGCCGGGTACGAATATGGTCCCGTCTCAGCATGCTCGTCACCGTAACTGCCGCCGAGCAGGCCCTTGCTGAACGAGGCGTAACGCGTCGTCGGGCGCCCGCCGTAGCCCTGCAGCACCATCGCGAACTGAAACGCCTTCAGCATGTCCGCGAGCGAATTGTACCGGACCATGCGGTCGGCGTACTGGACGGACTGCACGCCGCTGGCGATGGCCTGCGCGAGGGCCTGCAGGTCACTGTCTGACAGCATCGGCGGCAACGGCACGACCGTGTATCCGTTCGCCATGCCGGGAGCCTAGCAAAGTCGCCGGCCGTTGTCGCTAGCCTGCCGAGTCGAGACGCTGTAAGGGTCCCGGCAGCGATGGCAGCCCTGACCACGCATCGGCGGCAGAGGTCCGTCTAGTGCCTGCCCCGAAGCCGCCCCGTGACGTGCCAGCACGGATCAGCGTGCCGGTGAGCGATGCAGCAGACGTGGCCGAGCTTCACCGCATCCAGGCCCGCACGCATCTCAGCATGGCCGTCCTGACCCGGCTGCTGCTCCATCGCGGCATTCGCGCCTACCTGACGGACCGGAAGGTCGAGGACTAGCATGCAGCGGTTCCCGCTCGGCCGGCTGCTTGCCACGCCGGGCGCGCTGCGGGCTCTCGAAGCAGCCGGCGAGACGGCACTGCCCTGGCTGGGCCGGCATGCAGCTGGCGACTGGGGCGACATGAGTCCGGCGGACCTCCGCGCGAATGACCGGGCACTGGTGGACGGCACGCGCCTGTTCTCGGCCTACGTGCTGCCGACCGGCGTCAAGCTCTGGATCATTACCGAGGCAGACCGCTCCGTGACGACCGTGCTGCTGCCCGAGGAATACTAGCCAGCTATTTGTGCACGTCCGCGTCCGTCTGATTGTGCCGGCGCAAACAGTCCTCTGCGATGACCTTCACCTGCGGTGACTGATCCGGCTTCGCGGCCTGTTCGACGGCCAGGTAGTCATCGAGCGTGTAGCGTTGCCGGGCCGTCTCGGTGACGCAGACGCAATACGCATGCGGCAGACTCTTCTCGCATGCCGTCACGCCGGCATCGACGACGGCCGGCGTCCAGACGCCAGGCTTGTCGGCTGCTGCAGCAGCCGTGCTGAGCACCACGACCAGGGCGAGTCGCATGCTGGACCTCCGTTGCCGGCCTGCCTACCATGCTGCCTAGCGCCGAGGCCAGCCGCGCCAGAAGCCGGACGGAGAGCGGCGGCGCGGCGGGGCGCGGGGGGCATCGGGCGGCGGGACGAGCGTCGGGGCCGGCAGCGCGGGCGCGGCAGCAGCAGCCGGCGGCGCAGCCGGGGGCGTGGGCGGCAGGCCGAACGGCGCTTCCAGCACGGACCAGTC